CCAATCTACCTAAGAATGGGAAGAGTTTAGCAAGACCTTCTCCAAAAATTCCCAACTTACTACCAATACCACCAAACATCTTTGCAATACCGCCACCTAGTCCACCCAGTTGTCCAAAGACACCCGAAATGGCTTTGCCTATTCCGAAAGGAAGATGGGTGAGTAGACTCAGGATGCCCTTGGTAATGTTCACGATGAACATGATTTTGGTGAAGATATAACCAAGCACAGCACCAACAGCCATCGTTAGAAGTAAGAGTATGGTTTTGAACCAACCGTCTTCTTTCTTGAACATACCTCCCATTGTGTCTTTGAGACTAGCAATCCCATCAACAAACTTCTGCGCCCACGGAGGAGTGTCGTTCGCGGCTTCAGCCTCTTTTTCAGCCAACTTCATGTCGCTATCTTTGGCATGTTCAAGCATCGCAAGTTGGGTGGAGTTTAATCCATTAAGCCCATCTAATGTTTCCTTGTGCCGCTTGATGATGTTGGCATCTTCTTGCTTGCTTTCCTTGGATCCGCTGTCTATCTTGGCAGCAACACCTCTAGAAACCTTTTGCTCCTCCATGATCTTGAGGATTCTCTTGTTTCTTTGCTCGTCAAGTTCTTTGGCGAACTTCTGTTCAAGCCTAGACTGAATCAAGGACTTCTGTTGATAGATGAAGTTTTCCTTGTACCTCTTGACATCGCTCTCTGTTGCTTCTTTGTTCCTAGCCTTGTACAAAGCAACAGCCTTCTCACTCAGTCCAGCGAGATCATCGACTTCACTCTTGATATCGGATAGACCGACAACCCCTCCACCTTTGCCAAGTTGTGCGGCAATATCGGTGGTTGAAAGTTCGTCAGCGAGTTTCTTGGTCTCGTCGGCAAATGCTTTCTTTGCCTCCAAGATCTCTTCTTCCTTCTTGATGGCTTCTTCCTGCAACTGAGATGCATTTGCCTTACGCAGTCCATCAGCCATCTCGCCCAATGCCTTTTCTACTTCTTCTCCCGATACCTTTGCTATAGAAGTATTGGCTTCTTCAAGTTCTTTGTTTGTTTTCGCAACCAAAGATGTTGCTTCACCAAATGATTTGCTTAAGCCAGCCGCAACCTCAGGATCAAACTCACGCATCGCATCGCGCAGTTCTCTTAATCCGAACAGGGCAGATACTCTTGCATCTTTTTCATCGCCAATGACTTTTGTGTTTGCCATGAGCGCATCAGATGCTTCAAAGAAACTCTTTTCCGCTTCTTCGTGAGCCTTACGAAGTTCATCAACATCTGCACGATATCGCTCCTGAACAGCCTCTGTTTCAGCAAGCCAATTGCCCTGACCGTCTTTGAACTTCTCCGTCTCCTTTTCGAGTTTTTTCATACCCTCCGTGATACTGTTTCTCGCCTTTTGCTCTGCCAAGGCTGCTTTGTTCAGGTCGGCTTGAAGTTTCTTCTGCTTTTCTAGTGTTTTCTTAGAGTCTTCGATACCCTTTTTGAGCGCATCCAGTTCAACGAAAAACTTATCGAATGCTTTTGTTGCGGCTTCATTCGATACAGGAGGGGGAACAATCCCATCTTGATTGTTCGGTGGTGTTGGATTGCCCTGTGTTGGTTCTGCCATCTATCTGCCCTTTACTGTCTTTGGCTCTTCAAAGACTCCATTCGCTCCTTCTCTTCCTTCAAGTGTTGCATCAACAAATCGATGTAGACCCTCCGCTCCCATGGCATCATGCTCTCTAGATCAACTAGCGTGTAGTTGAAGTTCTGCATCATCGCAAAGTTCACGGAGAGCATGTTGAACAAGTTGTCATGGGTGGAGGCTAGGAGAAAAAACTTGTGATCCCCTTCAGAGTAGAGTTGTTCTCATGACCACAATGCTTGCACTTGAATTGAATTTGCTTCTCCAACTTTGGCATCGTTTCCACGAAGGAGAAGAGTTTCTTGAATTGTTCCTGCGTCATCTCTTCGATGAATCCACGGACTTCCTTTGGATCCATTTCGGATGCATTGAAGATCTTCTCTCCCTGATAGACCTTGTCGATTGACTTGACCAACAGGGTGAGTGCCTTGTCGATGTCGCTTTGGGAATCAATGTCCTTCAGATCATCGACGGTGGGGTACTTCATGACTACGCTGATGTCACCCACGATAGGAATGATCTTCTTGTGATTCGGATCGTTCGTGGGGTGGATTTCCTTCAGGTTGATTTCGACCTCATTCGGCAACTCGCACTTTGAACACTTGACATTCGGCTTTGCGGTCTCGCCTACAGATTGGCTACGCAGTTGCAGGAACAGGTATTCCATGTCCACCAACGGCAACTTGAAGACATCTACAGCACCATTCGTGCAAGCAGAGATGACTTCGCGGATAGCCGCGTTGATGGTCTTCTCGTCTTTGCTCTCTGCCGCCATGAGAAGGATCTTTTCCTCCTTGACGATGAAGGGTCGGTATTCGATCTTCTTTCCGCTGACGGGAAGAGTTGTTTGGTGCTTGGGTGTTGAAGCGATAATTCCTGCGAGTGACATGACGATCTCCTATAATGAAGAGTTAGGGATAGAATCCGTTTCCAAAGAATCCTGCGCCGAAGAAGCCCTGAGTCTGTGACAGGAGGGTCAGACCCAAGTCGAGTCCACCTTGACGGGGGGTAGAGTAGACAACTCTTCCATCCACGCCACGCGGTAGGTCGTTTACCTTGTATTCCTCTAGTTGCTTGACATATGCCTGCAACACGCTGCGCTGCTGCTGACGCTGTGCATTGAATGCTGCGCGTTCTGCAATCGTTCCCAAAGCAAATCCATTGACAGCCTTGTCGATTCCTGCTTGGCTTGCCGTAAGAATGTCCTTGTATCGATCCTTTTCGATAACAGGATATCCCGTGTCGGTGACTGTAGGAATGATATTGTCGTATCTGATGTTCTCTTCCTGAAGTGGGATCATGTCGTGATACATGAATCCGATGTCGGAGAACAGCGGCTCCTGCACATTGTTGTAGTTCAGGTTCCCGCCGTTCATGTTCATGGAGAACGGATAGACTTCGGTGAACTTGTAGCCGACAACCTTGCCCTGATACATTGCCTCCATGGCTTGTCCGAAGTTCTGAACATGATTCGGGAGTAGCAGCAGATAGATGAAACTGTCTTTGGCGTAATCATCGTAGAAACGCCATTGGCGGGTGTATGGGTTCTGAATGTAACGCAGCCACGCCTCAAAGAACTCCTTTTCAAACATGTCGGTTCCGACATTGAACTGGACTTTGATACCCGATGCGTTGTTGGTGTTTCTTTTGTACGGGAAGATGCGGGTTGGGCCAGCGTTGATGTAGTTTTGTTCGGTGCTAAACCAAGTCTGCTCGTTCAGGTTGATCGACTTGCATGTGGTAGCCAACCGAGCGACATCGGGGACAAAGTTCATGCCGATACCATCGCGCACCGCCTGATTTGGGAAGACCATCACAAGCCAACGATTACCCGCCGCCCATCCCGTCTCCCGCGCCCGCCCGTACACGGAGTCTTGGAAGGATGGTTCGGGATTTTGGACATACGATTGGTATGCCGCCCGTGCCCTCGCTGCTTGTAGGTTTGCTTGGATATCCATGGTTCTATAAGGTATCTATTATGCCAACGCCCACACATCTGCGCGAGATGCACCCTTGAACTTGTCAAGGGGGAAGAAGGGAACCATCTTCCATTGCATCGGGTCGATGAACGCTACCTTTGTGACGATGTGGTTGTAGTAGTATCGCTTGATACAGGGCTTGAACGCTTTCAGTTTGGCATTGTTCTTCAACAGCCCATAGGTCACCCGAAACTCAACTGAGGTGTTGTTGTGCTTCACCCAGTTTGGATCTGAGACATACTTGAGCAGTTTGTTCAGGAAATCTGCCCGTGATGAAGGTGGCAGATAGTGGAGATTCAGTCCTAGGAATCCTCCCTTTTGTGGGTGGAGGACGATGGTGACGGGGAACTCGTCCCAAAACATGAGATCATCTTTGGTCTTGGGCATGTAGCCAAAGAAGAGCATCGTGCCAGGTGTCATCTGCTTTCTCACCAAAGTCCTGCTTTGGTTGATGTAGTGATCCTGCCGCATCGTAGTCTTGATCTTGGAAAGATTAGTCGCCAACCAACGAGTAGCGCGTTCGTCGCCTAGGTTCAGATTCGTGGTACGAGCGAACTGGTTTACTACCTTTGTTACCTGTTGTTTTGTCATTTGGCTGTCTTTCCGAAGATGTTTTCTTCAGTTAGGAGTCGGAACTTCCACCCACGATCCTCACAGTAGTCCTCTGCCGCTGCCCACTTTGCTGAGTTGACCATCCAGTTTCGGATCTCAAATAATTTGGATTTGGAGATTCGCTTTGACTTGGGTTGTTCGGGCTTCTGCGTTTGTTTCTTGGGTTTGACTTCTATCAGGCATTCTTCGGTTGTCCCATCGGGCTTTCGCAGCCGCACCCAAAAGTCAACGAAGTAGCGGTGCCGTCTACCATCGATGGGGGAAATGTAGGGAATGACAACCTCTTCCGAAGACCATTCGATCACGGAATCGTTCTCGTCGCAGAAGGTCATGAATCGCCTCTCCCATGATGAGCGGTAGAAGCACATGTTGGGATCGCCTTTGTACTTCTGCGGACGCTTCGGGGTGTACTTTCCCTTGTATGAACTTCCAGTAGCGATAGCGGTGTCTCCCGTATCTGCTATTTATGAGATGTCATCTAAATACACCATATGGCAGAATTCAGCAGCATCAAGACATACGGCGAAATCCGAGCCATTGACGGCATCCTTCGGCGCAAATCAACCGCGTTTGAAGACAAGGTGTTCAACGATGGTTGGGGTAATGTCAATAGATCGCAAGCGTCTCGCCCTGCGGGATACTACAAGTATCCATATGACTTGCTGACCGACCCATCCCATCAAAGCATCATGTGCATTGAGATATGGGACAACAATCCACAATACTTGGCAACCAAGAGAGAGGCATTCGCACGGTTTGGCGAAAGTCTGATCGACAAGATGCGAACAGCACAAAACGCCGCCGAGCAGGATGCCTCTGCCGATCAGAAGACTGATGTAGTTGGTATGGTTGCAAACACCCTGAGCGCAGTAGTTTCGGGTGGTGGTGTGATCTTGGACACAGCAAAACAAGTATTTGCTGATGGCAATCTAAAGGGTCAGGGATTGGGGCGTGACTCTTACACAGAAGAACAAACAGGACTCGCAGGGGGCACCGCGCCCATTCTTCAGCGAATCTATCTGTACATGCCAACTGGCTTGGAAGTTGGATATGCCATGGAATACGAAGACGCAAGCATGGCAGGATTGGATGCCCTGAAGTTGCCCAAGGCGATTGGACAGACCGATGATCCCGCAGCCGCGAGAGACATTGGCAAGAAGATTGGCATGGCAAACCTTAAGGTGCTTGACTCATTGGGTGAACTGGTCGGAGCAGAGGCAGGAACCTTTGCCAAGTTTGCATCAGCACAGCAGCGTCAGGTAGTCAATCCAATGCAACTCCACCTGTTCAAGGAAGTCAAGCGCAGAGAGTTCAACTTTGCATACACATTCCTACCTCGTAATAGGGAAGAGGTGGAGACATGCCATGAGATCATCGGTCTTCTGAAGTTCTTCTCCCACCCCAAGCGGTCGGAAGGTTCGGGAAGATTCTTGGACTATCCCGCAGAGTTCCAAATCAGATTCCTTACCGCCGATGGACGCGAGAATGCATATCTTCCCCGCATCCTGAAGTGCGCCCTCAAGGGAGTCAAGGTGAAGTACGGCGAAGAGACTACATTCACCACATTCCAAAACGATGGGTATGGCTCGGCACCTACCAAAATTACTATGGAACTGTCGTTCAGCGAACTGGAAATCCTCACCCGCGACCGTTTTGGTTGGGAGTTGGGGAACATCCCCTCACCCTGAGATAACACATGGGATATTTCAACTTTCTACCTAATGTTGGCTATCGGGATGATGCGGGAAACCTTGTTCTCGCCAAGAACATCCTCACACGGGCGAAGATCCTTGACATCATCAAGGAAACGCAATCAACTGCCTTGGATTACACGATCAAGGACGAGGAAAGACCCGAGACGATTGCCCACAGAATCTATGGTCGGTCAGACTACCATTGGCTCGTTCTCATGTTCAACGAGATCTTGGATCCATACTTCAGTTGGCCTCTGAGCGTCAACGAGTTCGAATCACAGATGGAGAAGACATACACGGGAAAGAGCCTTTTCATCTATCCACCGCTGCTTTGGGATCACAAGAGCGGGAGACAGGAAGACGGCAGAATCGTGCCGTTTGACCGCCGCCTTCCGCACTACGAAGTGGGCGATGTTGTCGTACAGAAAGACAGACTTGGGAATGAGGTCGGAAGGGGCACAGTCAAGTCTTGGGATCCGACTCTGTACAAGATCGAAGTCGAGAACATAGTGGGCACTTTCCGAATTCAAGAGAACCTTGCTCAACTTGGTGGTCAGGCAATTGCTCGTCCTCAAGACATTACCCATGATCTGTTCACCACAAATAGAACAGGTAGGGAAATCGCAGCGCAAGTATTCAGGGTCGTTGATAGCAGTCAATATGCGCTTCATCACTTTGAATCCGAAAGTGGCGAAGTTGTATCTCCTCTGTACAAGCCAGTTACATTGGTTGATAGTCAAAGAAGCGAGAGTCCATCGGCAATGATCGACAGATTCGTTGTTGGAAATACGGAGTTGATTCCATTGGGCATCGACGGCAACGATGATGATCTTGGTTACGCCACAGCGGTGACGAACATAGTTCATGAGTCAAAAGTCAACGATGACAAGCGCAACATCAAGTTGATGCGACCTGAGTACATCGACCCAATCATGAGAGATTTCAGGCGGCTATTCCAAATCAATACATGAGGTGAATCGTGACAGAGGTCAGTAGCGACACGATGGTGAAACCAGGCGATGTGGTGATCGATGAGATCACTCTGAAGTCGTATACTGGATTTACGATGAGCCTGAAGGGCATCTTTCAGAACTTCATCGTGTATGAGGACATCTTCAGCAACTGCATGTCGGGAAGCATCACGCTGATCGATTCCATGAACCTCGTAAAGAACTTCCCGATCATCGGTGCCGAGACTCTGACGATCATCTATCGAACCCCGATGGGCGGCAGTCAGCCCGTAAAGATGGTGTTCCGAACATACAAGATTTCCGTACTAACCGAGACCGCGCAGGAATCGACACAAATGGTTCGTGTTGAGTTTGTCGCTCAACAGGCGATCAAAAGCATGCAAACAAAGGTTTCGAAATCATATCGAAACATGCCCGTATCCAAGATGGTGAAGAACATCTTTGACGAGTATTTGGCGGTCGATAACGGTGAAAACAACGGTCTGATTTCAGCCCTCGCAGGAGGCGCAGCGGCGGGGGGCTTGGTGGGTAGCATGATCCCCGTCCCCATCGGAGGGAGCGTGGCTGGGGCTGTCGTAGGCGGCGCAATCGGGCTTGCACGGGAGGTGTTCGATGATGATAAGATCCACCTCAAGACAGTTACTGAGACTTTCGACAATCGCTCGTATGTGATTCCTTATTGGTCACCCTTGTATGCAATCAATTGGCTTGCTCACAGGGCTAGGGCGAGAGCCGATACCTCCATGTGTGATTATGTGCTGTTTCAAAACTCAGACGGGCATCATTTCGTGCCCCTGTCGGGTCTAAAGACAGCGGATGTTGCATTCACTTACACAAACTATCCTGATGGATTCCGTAGTGACGATGGTGCAAGAATGCTTGAGTCCGAACTTCGGAACATTCACTCGTTGGTCGTGGAAGACATGACCGACAAGATTAAGCAACAGAACTTGGGAATGCTTGCGTCTGCGATCATGACTCACGACATGACAACCAAGACATGGTCTACCTCGCAGTTCAAGTATGACAAGTCATTCATGAATGATGCTGCACATCTTGAGAAGAATCCTCTCATCCCAATGCAGAAGGTTGATTACACGGATTCCGTGGAGTCGCACATTCGTTTCTATCCGAAATCATCGTATTCGATGGCAGGACTTGCACAGGTTCATGATCCCGATGAAACGGTATTGCTCAGGCAGTCTCTGCTCAACCAACTAAATTCGATTAATCTCATAGTTTCCTGCTACGGGGATACGAATGTCAAGGCGGGTCAGGTGATCTACTTCAGGACTATTGCAAAAGAAGCAACGAAAAACCAAGACAACTACGAAGATGATTACCTTAAGGGTCGCTACTTGGTCACCACCGTAAAGCATCTCGTAACAGATCGTGAACATACTATGACGATGACATTGTCGCGTGATTCGTTCGCAGAGCCGATTGCGGACTACAAGAAGGCAGAGTTGAATTTGGAGACATCATGAGCAGCAACCAAGAACCAATGAGAGCGGACTACATGGGCAAGAATGGCTTCGTGTGGTGGCAAGGTGTCGTAGAGGACATCTACGATCCACTCAAGTTGGGTCGCGTCCGTGTGCGCGTACTTGGGTGGCATACGGATGACAAGACACAGATTCCCACAGACAATCTGCCGTGGGCGCATGTCATCATGCCCGTTACAAGCGCAAGTGTTTCGGGCAAGGGGTGGTCTCCTACAGGTCTGCTTCAAGGAACATGGGTGGTGGGGTTCTTCCGCGATGGAATGAATTCACAAGAACCAGTTGTGTTTGGCACAATCGGCGGGATCAACACGGTAAACATTCCAGTTCCAAACGAACTATCGAATCTGCCAAATCTGCCATTTGTGGATCCCGAGGATGTCAAGCAGATCTACATCAATCAGATCGAAAGTAAGAAGGCAGAGATCATTGCGTCTTTGGATGACGCGAAAAACGATGTCGGACTCAAGTCGTATCAGTTGCCCAAGAATCCGACCATTGATACTGGTCGCGGGTTTGCCGATCCGCAGGGAATGTATCCGCTTATCTCACGAATGGGAGAAGCAGACACGAACAGGTTGGCAAGAAACGAGCAGATTGAAAACACGATTGTCAAGAAAAAGAAAGACAGCATCGAATTCTGCGTGTCGGCACTCTATGGATTTTGGGCAGAACCCGAGACACCATATGCAGCCCAGTACCCATTCAACAATGTCTATGAATCCCAAGCAGGACATATTGTCGAGTACGACGATACCCCTGGTGCAGAGAGAATGCATTGGTACCATTGCTCAGGCACCTTTACGGAGATTCACCCGAGAGGCAGCGAGGTACACAAGGTTGTCGGAAACGCATGGGACATCACCCTGAATGACAAGATGATTCTTGTAAAGGGAAACTGCTCGTTCAATGCCGACAAGACGATGAAGATTATGATGGGCAAAGACTTGGAAATTGAGGTTCAGGGAGACACAAAGATGTACGCCCGAGGAAACATGACGGTGGATGTCGGCGGCAACTTCCTTCAGAAGGTCAAGGGAACCTATACGCTTTCTAGTGAAGGCAATATGGTTATTATGGCTCCGAGAATCGACTTGAATCCCGAGGGCGAGAACTCGTCAAATGTACAAACCCTGATGGACAAGATGCGCGGTTTGGTAAACGGGCTGATCGAAAAACTCAGCCCATCCGATCTACAAGTGAGGAATAAGGACTGATGTCTTTTTCAAGACCCAACATGTCCATCCCTATTGCAAGTGGAACTCCGTCTAGGAGTACGCGGGGATCTGTGTATTCATCAGATGACATCGAAACATATCAGTTCGATCAAGAGAATGAATTGAAGACATATGCTGCAATGGATGCCGCGCAGAAGTCATCAGTCAAGACAAGCGAGGCGGTCAGTATCCGTGGAATGGTTAATGTCCCCGTTGCAACCGATTTCAACGAATCAAAGAAGTCTATCAACGAATTGACCACCGAGCGCGGCGACATATCACAGGTTCCCGACATTGATATCTGCGGGTTTTTGGGTAAGGTCACTTCCTTTGACTTGGACATTCCAAATTCAAGCGTTGGTGGATTGCCTTCTCTTAATGATATCATGGCAGGAATCAACGGGATCACCCTGCCGACACTACAGATCGCATCGGAGGCAATTGTGGGTGTCGTTGGAAAGATCAACGATACAATTGCGGATATCGGTGCGGCAATTCAGGGAAACATCCCAACGATTTCTTGCGGAAAGCCCGAAGCAACACCAACTCAGCCATCACAACCGCAGTTGGGGTCTGCATTGTCGCAGCCCGCAGAGGAACCAATCGATCCATTCATCGCAGAGCCTGTTCCATATGGCACCAATCCAAACATCGTAATCGAATCTCCCGATGTGACGGTGCAGAGTCTGAACGACGAAATTGATTCAGGAGAATTCTGATGGCTAGTATGACAGGCGCACAGCCTATTGAATACTACTATCCCGCAGGATTTGGCGAACTGAATATCGTTGACCAAGATGAATCGCTGTCTTCCGTTACGGGAGACATTCAATGGCTGAGTCCTGCGATCCTGAACAAATCGTATAACGAAACCTCCCCATCTCGCCCAATCTTTGAGCAGCAGAAGGTGATTAGACCGCAAGATCCCGATGTCGATTGCAGGACGGTCATTCAACTTAGAGCATCATATGTGTCATATGTCGGCGCACCACCTACCACAGGTGGAGATCTGAAGTTTGCAATAGTTAGCGGAGTGTTTCCGCCGAGCCTCACCTTGGACATCGATACGGGGTATCTGTTTGGCAAGATTGATGACTTGGATGACATCTTCCCCGAGGAATTTGGACTTACCAACCCACAGGGAATACCCGAGGATCCTAGAGATACCAAAGCAGCAGAGACCTTCAACTTCAATTTTGGAGAACAGGGCCCGAGAAAGTTTACAGAGGACAACTACGCGGTTCGTGGTTCGGCTTCTTTGTATAAGGCAGGATTCCCGATACCAAAGGGGATCATCTTCATCGCACGGGCATTTGATCCGTCTCTGACGAGCAGATACATCGATGGCGAGTTCATAATCGATACGAGTAACAATTGGTCATCTGACAGGGATGAGTTCATCCTAAATATCAGGAATCAGATGTTCATAGATGGAAAACCCGTGACGAACAAACAGTATCTCGCCACCATGAAGGAGCGGGGGTACTTTCCAAATTGCTAAGGAGAATAGATGCCAGCCGCTCACAGACACACCGATATCTGCTCAGGACATGGATGCTTCCCCCCTCGTCGTAATGTCGAGGGTTCTAAGAATGTATTCGTGAATAGCCTTGGTTGGCATCGCAAGGGTGACGGTTGGGCAACGCATTGCTGTGGCG